CTTCGGTTATGGGCTTGCGCTTTGCATCGGTAGGTTGAAAGGCCATGAAATTTACCGAGTTACACCTAAAACCGCCAAGTATGTTGACGCGCTGCTGTTCTCATGCTTTTGGTGGGAGCATATTTATCTATTGGCGGACTTTTTAAAACGTGCCGGAATCCGAAAAGGTGAAGGACCGCGCGTAATAATTGGCGGATTTAATACCTTTAACCCCGTTCCTTTTCAGGCATACGCCGATGCCGTTGTTTGCGGGGACGGCGAAGATATTATAACGGCAGTTGTGGACGGAGAAGATCCCGGAATGATTTGGAGAAATGTCAATCCATTAACCGGCTTTAGCTGCGTCACAAACAATGTCACACGCCTTGAAGTCGCCAGGGGATGTAAATATAAATGTCGGTTTTGTGCGGTTGCCAACTTAAAACCATATCGAGAGGTTCCTCTGTCTGAAATCGAGCCACTTATTAAAAACGCCAAAACAAAAAAGATCAGCGCCTTCTCTCCTGAACCGACATTGCATTCACAAAACGCTGAGATAACGGAACTTTGCCACAGGTACGGAAAGACAAGACTTGATACCGATGTTCGTCTTGATCGGATCAGCAAACGCCACGATGAAGGTGGTCTTTTAAGGTGCGGGATAGAGGGTATCAGCGAAAGGCTTAGAAAATCTGTAAACAAGGGATATTCCAACGATTTTATTTATGAATCCGTGAAGAAGGCCATTATAAACAAACGACCGGGGATGTTGTTTTATTTAATACTCGATCTACCCGGAGAGTCGCCTGAAGACTTTGAAGAATTTAAAACGCTACTGCATCGGATTGAGGATATTCCCGGATGTGAAAACTTTTTACTTGTGCCGTCACCATCCGTTTTTATGCCAAACCCTCATACGCCGATGGAATATGACGGAATAAACTGGGATCGTGACTATGTAACACTTTGGCGGCATCTGTTTCGCGAGAATGTCGGGAGCGGAGAGCGACCGTGGAAATTTATGATGGCGGAACGCGCAAGAGTATTCGGACCGACCGCGCGGGTTTTGTCGATGTTGTCCACCAGGTCGGGCGATGAATTTTTTGAAATTGAGCGTGAATTATCATGCAAGAAAATTATATCCATATCCGGTGGGCGCGTGAAATGTAATTCTGAAAAGGCGTTGATCAAAACGCTTGAAAAATTCGGCGGGGTTGAAAAATACACAGGGCGCCGGAATGAAGCCACAGCGCCCTGGAAGGTTTTAAAATTTATGCCACTTTCTTCTCCTGCTTCGGCGGCTTCAAACCCAAAAATTTCTGATGAAGATCCGGGGAGAGATGCTTAAAAAAAGTCGCTATCCACTGATTTTTGTGCAGCGGATGCTGATAATCGGGCATGACTTTTTTAACTCTGTCAATCGATGTATCCGGATTATTGTTTACAAATTCGGCGGCTTCTTTGGCTGTTTTTGTGGTCATGGGGGTCTCCTTTTTTGATTGGTTTATAGGGGCTTGCATTTTTGCACGTCCTTTCGCTCTTTGAAAATTTGCTTGACGTTATTTATCCGATAGCCAGCGCCGGAGTAGCTCAAGGATTTTAGCCTTGATGGTGGTGCCCTCGGTTTCTGCGCGGAGTCGGACCTTTCGCCAAAGCGTGGGGTCGTTGTGCTCTAAAATGTACGTCTTTTTTAACATAATGATCCTCTTTCGCCGGTTATTCGCCACCGGCGGGGCGATTAATTATAATTCATTGTTTTTACAATCTCTGTTGTAACTCACAAGACTACAATCGGCGCAATGATCAAAAGCGCCGACATAATCATATGCACAATATAACATTTCCGTGAGTTCATCGCCGGCGACTCCATGCCGGCAATGCTCGTAATAGCGGCCGCATCCGCAACTGCATTTCAATCCGTGCTTAATTTGAATTTCATTCATTTTGTTCCCCTTTCGTTGCCCTCATGGGCTGTGAGTTGAGCGGGCCAGTGTAGCTCCCGACCGCTGGGCTGATCCCAGCCGGGCCTTAACCCTTGTTTATTGTTTGTCGGGGAACCCGCAGTTCCCCGGAACATAATGCGTCATCCCGGTGGCGGGATGAAAATACATATCAAGCTGATTGTTAACCTTATTATATACATTATATTTATAATGTCAAGCATTATTTTCAATTATTTTAAATTTTTATTTGTAATAATATCAAGAGGTTGCTATAATATGACTAAAAATACCAAAAAAATAGGAGGTTTTGACCATGTCACGAGGCGGATATCGCCCAGGAGCTGGGCGTAAAAAAGGCACAAAAGACGCAAAACCGCGCAAAGGGAGCCCGCGGGCGGCTGAGGCGGACAAGATCCGGGAAATGCTGGCCTACGGGACCAAAGCCAAGGCCAGGTTTTATCAAGAGTTTTTGATGCGTATGGGGAAGGGCGAAAAGCTATCCATCGCCGAAAAAAAGCTGATGGAGAAATTAGGCGCGGAGCTGGCGGCAGAAGTGGACGGCGACCAGCCGAAGGCGGGGACCGCCGAGGAACTGGACCCGCTGACCTACATGCTGAAAATTATGAACGATCCGAACAAAGACGAAGAACTGAGGGCACGGATGGCCATAGCCGCCGCGCCGTTTGTCCATGCCCGAAAGGGCGAAGGCGCAGGCAAGAAGCAGGACAAAGACGACCGGGCTCGCGCTGCCGGCAAGGGGAAATTCGGGGCCGGAACGCCGCCATTAAGGAGGGTGAAGTGATATGATTAATTTTATTATAAGATTATTTGGTTTAAAGGGCAGCTGGGGCTGGGCCGTAAGGCAGATGAAGGCAGGAAAGATTGTTCGACCATCAACAGCAACGGGAACGGTTAAATATAAATTAGACCATGAAGGCCAAGGGCGGATTTGTTGGAATTTCAGTCGTATTTTAACCGGGCGTGATTCATGGGAAAACGCCAATGTTTTTTTAAGTGATTTTAAAAGAACCGATTGGATATTGTTTAAAAATGCCTAAAATTCCAACATGGAGTACCGCGTGTCCCGATTGGCAACGCCGCGTCATATCCGGCGAAACCCTGATCACCTTCCCGCCGCTGTTCCCGGAATATGCCGATCAAGCGCTTACGATATTTAAGGCACTGCGACTGGTGGATGTCCAGGGCGGTCCAACTTATGGCGAAGTGGGGCGGAAGTGGGTATTTGACTTTGTTTCAGCGGTTTTCGGTGCATACGACCCGGGCGACAAAGAACCGCCGAGCGAAACGGCAGGGCGCCGGCTGATAACCGAGTTTTTCCTGTTAATTTCCAAAAAGAACAGCAAGTCAAGCACCGCCGCCGGCATCATGCTTACGGCATTATTGTTAAATTGGCGCGACTCAGCCGAATTTCTTATCCTGGCCCCTACGGTAGAGATTGCAAATAACAGCTTTTTCCCGGCCAGGGACATGGTCAAGGCCGATCAGGAGCTTTCCGACTTGCTCCACGTCCAGGACCACTACCGCCAGATCACACACAGGGGCACAGGGGCGGTTTTGAAAGTAGTAGCTGCCGACTCCGAAACAGTGGGCGGGAAGAAGGCCACAGGCGTCCTGATCGATGAGTTATGGCTCATGGGGAAGAAACCGAATGCCGAAAACATGCTCCGCGAGGCTTGCGGAGGGCTTGCATCCAGGCCGGAGGGGTTTGTGATTTACCTTTCGACACAATCAGATGAAACGCCTTCCGGGGTATTCAAACAAAAACTGGACTATGCCAGGGGTGTCCGGGATGGCCGTATAGACGACAACCGCTTTTTACCGGTTATTTATGAGTTCCCAGAAGAGATTCTAAAAGAGAAAAAGCACCTTGACCCGAAGATGTTTTACGTCACAAACCCGAACCTGGGCGCTTCGGTCGATGAGGAGTTCATCAAGCGCGAGTTTATGAAAGCCGAGGAGCAGGGCGACGATTCGATGTGCGGCTTTCTGGCAAAACACTTGAACATCGAAATGGGACTTACGCTTAAATCAAAACGCTGGTCCGGCGCCGACTTCTGGCAGGATGCTGCCGGCATCGTCACCCTGGATCTGATATTCGAAAAGTGCGAAGTGATCGAGATCGGGATCGACGGCGGGGGTCTTGATGACCTTTTGGGGCTCGCGGTCCTGGGCAGGCTTGTGGAGTCGCAGAACTGGCTTTTGTGGACGCGCGCATGGGCGAACCCGATCGCTTTGGAGCGCCGGAAGTCGGAGGCGGCCAGATACCGGGACTTTGCCAAAGACGGCGACCTGATCATCGTTGACGAGGTAGGCCAGGACATTAAGCAGATCGGCGACATCGTGGAAAAATGCGAAAACTCCGGCTTGCTGGACCGGATCGGGGTGGACCCGGTTGGAATTGGCGATATCGTGGACGAAGTGGAGTTCCGAGGGCTTGAACACGACCGGATTGTGGGGATACCGCAGGGCTGGCGTTTGAGTGGCGCTATCAAGACATTGGAGCGCCGAGTCGCGGAAAAGGCAATCCTTCACGGCGGCCAGGCGCTGATGAGCTGGTGCGTCGGGAATGCGCGAGTTGAACCACGAGGAAATGCTGTTTCGATAACAAAGCAGGCGTCAGGCACTGGAAAAATTGATGTTTTAATGGCGGCGCTGAATTGTACGGCCCTAATGAGTATGAACCCTGAACCAAAGTGTAAAAGGTCGATTTATGATGGAATGACAGCAGAGGCTATAAAAGAGCGTATGAGTATTTAGGTAAAGAGGCCGGGGCAAGGCATGGCGAGGACCGGTCTGGAATTACGCGGCACGGAAAGGCAGGCATGGAACGGACTGGCAAGGCAAGGATAGGCTCGGCAAGGCGGGGCAATGAAAGGCAGGCACGGCCAGGCGAGGACTGGTTTGGAACGGACTGGCGAGGGCTGGCGATGCACGGACTGGAACGGCAGGCGCGGAATGGATGGGCAAGGCAGACAAGGGAAGTAACAGAACCATAAACCAGTAATATCATACACGAAAGGAGTCAGCAAATGACTACCAAACAGACAAAGACCGTTACAATTTCAGCACCAAAGTTACAAACAGCAGTTTTCGAGGTTAAGGGGATTGCGCCGCTGGTCATTCATCGGTTTTCGGCAAAAACAAAAGCCGAAATGAAATTAAAGATGGAAACCGGCAAGGCGGCATCAAGCAAAAAGAACCGGGAACCCAAAAACACGGACGAAACCTATCAGGAGGCCCGGTATATCTCAAAAGACGGATGGGACGGGCTGCACGCCGGGGCGATCAGGAGCGCTATGATCTCAGCCTGCCGACTGGTCGGGTTTAAGATGACGTTGGCGAAACTCAGCATTTTTGTGATTCAGGACGGATGGGACGCGCAGGAACCGCAGATTCCGCTAATCCGAATTTACGGGAAACCGCAAAAACAGGAGGACATGGCAAGGGTTGAAACCGGGCAGCCATATGTTACCGTAAGGGCGGCATATCACGACTGGTCGGCTAAAATTAAAATCCGGTGGGATGCCGACCAGTTTACAAACGATGATATTTTTAACCTGCTATATCGTGCAGGTATGCAAGTCGGTATCGGCGAGGGGCGACCGGACAGCAAGAAAAGTGCCGGGATGGGTTGGGGATTATTTGAAGTAAAGGGAGGTGAAATACATGGCGGCAAATAAAACAGCGTTACAAAAACCGAACATCACGGACGAATTAAATCTCATTAAAGACCAAAACAACGGGTTTTTAGACCCGGCTGCGGTCGTTAGGTTTGCAAGAAACGAATCGACCGCATTGCATAGCCGGTTTGAATGGGATGACGGCGAAGCCGCAGAGCGTTACAGGATATGGCAGGCGCGGATGGTCATCAGGATGGAGTTGACCATAATTCCGGGGGATACCAGGGAGCGAAGCGTTAGGGCCTTTGTGTCGCTTTTGGATGATCGGAGAGCGGAGATAGATAACGGCTATCGGTGTATGTTGGAGGTTTTAACTGATAATGATTTAAGAGAGCAGTTGCTTGACGAGGCTAAAAAGGAAATGTTATATTTCAGAAGGAAATACAGCCAGTTGAGCGAGCTTTCAAAGGTTTTTGAAGCAATGGAAGAAGTGCATAAGACATGGAATTGCTTTGCCGGTGTCAGAACATAGTTTGAAAAATTAAGAAGGAGGAAACCGAATAATGGCTAAAAAACCGGCTAAGTTTAAATCGTTTGGCGAATATGTCTTAGCGATTAAAAAAGCAAGCGATTCTAACGGTAAAACGGTTGATGATCGTCTTGAAATAAACACAGACGTTGTAAGGGTCTGTCCAAATTGTAGCGAAAACGCAGAAGGAATACTCGGAAAATTACATTCTTGCCCGGAATGCGGATCGCTTTGGAAAATTTTATGAAATCAAAGGAGAAACCGAATAATGACCAGAAAATACACCAGAAAAAAGAAGATTGAGCCGGAAGTTGAGCAGAAAATTGATCCAGGTCCGGAAATCCAGACCGAAAAACCGGTTGAAACCGATCAGATTGAAGATTTGAGCGGACTACCAAACCGTGACCTTTACAGAATTAACGAGGTTGCGGATTACTTGCGTGTGTCAGAGTCAACTATCCGGCTTTGGATTCAACACGGCTATTTTCAAATTGAAAAAATGCGCGGTACGGTATGGATACCAAAGGAGTCAATTTTAAGATTCAGACTTAAAAACAGAATAAATCCATAAAAAACCTTAATGCCATTTGATA